GTTTTTGGCAACGCTCGTGTTTCCGGCATCGCTCGTGTTTCCGGCAATATAGAAATCTCTAAAGAGCATCATTGCGTTTCAGTTGCAGGGTTGAGATGGGAGCTCACCTCACATCCAAAAGGTATTCAAGTTGGTTGTCATCTGTTTAGCTTAAAACAATGGAAAGAAACGCACATGGAGCTTGGTGTTGAACACGGGCTAACAGAAGAACAAGCAAAAGCTTACTACAAGTTGTTTAGAGCAATTCGTCACCTTCAGCGTGCGATGTTAAAAGAGCAGAAATAGGAATTTAGCAAAACTGGAGTGAGAGACGATGAGAAAACTCTACGGCTACATCTGCGGAACCGATGACAGGGACGTTTCACTTGGAGCACGTGACGTCATCCTCTATCCGTCCGTTCGCGTATTGAAAAAGGAGCGCGACTGTTGGCGAGAATGTGGAATCTATCGAGTAAACTTATCAGAGCTTGAGTGTGTGGTTGAGGGAACGCTTTGGAAAAAGAAGAGAGCGAGACGATGAAATTGATTTGGCTTTGGTTATGGCATGAATTCGTAGTCGGTCACACGTACAAATATAACTCAGGTCTTTGTAACGAATGTGAGTGTGGTGAGCACATAACGCACGATAGATTTTTAGGGTGAGAGAAGGGCTACTGCGATGAGCCCTTCACACGAGCGCGGGAAAACGATGGTTTACAGGAATAAACAGGTGAAAAACGCCCATTTTTCACATGAGCGAAGGAGAGCAAGCCATGAAGTGCGATTTCTGCGACAAAGAAGCCGTTGGATACGTCAGTATGCACGCTGCTCTCTACTGCGCTGACCACCAAGAAGCGGCTGAAGAGATTGAGAGCACTATGGAAAACGCATCAACATCCCCCAATCTAGATAAAGCAGTCGACATGTATAAGCAGGGCGCTCTTGAAGGACACGCAGGCGACACTCTGTTTCCGCTTATTTTTGATTCGCTTGTCGAGATCAAAGAGGAGCTAGAGCGCCTAAAAAAGGAGAGCAAGCCATGAAAAAACAAGAATACCAGTTTCAGCTAGAAATCTATGACCAAAACGCAGTACCTATTCCTGGATTTTTCCGTGCGTACAAGTGCTTTGATATTGAAGGGGCGAGGCAGATAAAAAGATACAACGTTGTGCTTCAGCCTTTTAAGACCACATATTGGCTTAGCCTAAGAGCTTGGAACTCGCGAGCAGACATGGAGCAAGGGACATGAAACGAAGTGAGATGATAGAGCTACTCAAAAACGTCATTTACGAAAAAGCTGAGCGGCATATCTTTGCATACAATCTTGCCTGCAAGGTGTTGGACGCAATCGAAGAGGCCGGCATGCTCCCGCCCATGTTGCCGATTCCAGAGTATGCAATGCAGGCCGAGCATGCGTGGGAGCCAGAGCACCCATTAGAAAACTACGATTTTGATAGGCCTGTTCACAAAGTTCAAAAAGCTCACTCAAAAATACTTGAAGACTTTTGCCAAGCATACCTTGCCCAGACAGGCGCGAAACCATCGGAAATTGAGCTTGTCCAGCAGATTGGACCCGACAAAGTTGTTTGGTATTTTCAAAAGCGAAAGTGAGGCAAGCCATGAGCGCAGAGCAAACCATCACACTCATGTGGATTTTAATCATAATCAATTGCGCTTTAATGATAGGGTGGTGGGCATTCATCTTCATTTCCAGCAAACCCAAACGAAAGAAGGGTAAGCGATGAGCGTAAAACTAATCGCAGTTACAAAGCCAACCGACGACTCTCTCACAGCCGAGCAACTTGTCGCTTTTGTCGCCCGCGTCTCTAACCCAACAAACCAAGAGAACCATAAGACAGCGCCGAAACTTCTACGCTACTTGATCGACCATAAACACTGGTCCCCCTTTGAGCACGTCTCCATGACAGTCGAGATCGAGACAAGCCGCGCGATTGCTGCCCAGATCCTAAGACACCGCTCGTTCTGCTTCCAAGAGTTCTCTCAGCGTTACGCGCAGTCGACGGACTATGAAGTTGTAGAGCCACGCAGGCAGGATTTAAAGAACAGGCAAAACTCAACCAATGACTTACCACAAGACGTAAGAGAGTGGTTTGAAGAGACGCAAAAGCAGCTTGGTGGTTTGGCTCTTACTGCTTATCAACAAGCCCTTGAAAAAGGTATAGCAAAAGAGTCGGCCCGCTTCCTGCTACCCCTTTCAACTAAGACGACCCTCTACATGACAGGCAGCCTGCGCTCTTGGATCCACTACATAGAAGTTAGGGCAGCAAAAGAGACGCAAGCAGAACACAGAGAAATTGCCGAAGGCGTGCGCGCTATACTGGCCAAAGAGTTTCCAACAGTAGCAGAAGCTCTTGGCTGGGAGGTCAAACCTTGCACGTCGACAAATACGGATTCATAGTTCAAGCAGATGGTGATGGCGGTGATACGGCCCAGCGCCACGGTTTTTACTGGCTTGCCGTAAAGCTTACGGGCCAACAGGTTCTTTCAAACCCACCGATCCTAGGCCCACTCGACACGCTTGATCTACTAAGTAACTTCCGCCGCCGCGGCTTTGTCCGTCACCCGTTTCAAGGTCCTGACTTTAGACCACCTGAAACCTTTAGAGATGACCCCAACCACTTCTCACGTGATCAACAAGATGTGCTTGTCTGTATGATGTCGGTGCACACCATGGGCCCTTACCTTCGCTGGACCGCGTGGAACCACGTAAAACGCCTGGGCCGCTATCAGAATAAAGATTGGGCCAACCTATCCACGATCGGCATTTATATCCGCGCATTTCGTGCGTGGTACCTCTGGCCCCTACTCTGCCTTCTAGACCTACAACTCTTGTTTAATGCTTTCTCGATTTGGGTAAAGGCCATGCGCAACCCCGATCACTCAGACGACCTAAACCACATAGCGCGCCTTGTACATGCGCAAGCCGTACTGCCGACACCCGTCTCGTGGCTTGCACGAAAGCTCTATAAGCTGATTAGACCTAAAGGCCCACTCTCACACGCTGAGCCGTCAGCCATCATGGCTGCACTTCGTTGGTACTTTCGAGCGTCAAACGGCGGTAACCCTGAGCTTGCCGAACTCTATCGACCACTCGTAGAACGCTTCTAACTGAGACGTTGGCACGATTTTTTCCCGCCTCCCTTGACGTAGGCCTAGCCCTCTTGGCACACTATTTGAGTAGGCAACACAATCAATCTGCACCACGCGTTTGGCCTTAAAACCTACTTTAACCCATGAAAGGGCTAAGCCAGCGTGGCGCGATTTAAAATTAATTTAAATTATCAGATCGAGTTAGTTACCTGTTTCCTTCTCACCCTCGTCATTACAGGCTGCCTTTCAACCCAGCTCTTTAAAGACACGCCCACGGATGGGCGCATTAATAAGATCGATTACCAAGTCTTCAAACTTCAGCCCATCATGCCAAACGGCACAGTCTATGGAGGCGGGGGCACCGCCTTCTTGTACAGCAACGGCAGCGTCGACATCGTTGTAACTAACGCGCACGTCTGTTTGGCAGGTTTTGCAGAGGCACAAGCGCAGGGTGCTAAGGATGGCGCCCGGCTTTTCCTTCTGTTTCAAGGTGAGCGACGTTACGTAGCAAAACTTATCGCTCGTTCAAACGTAACTGATCTCTGCGCTTTGGAAGCGCCTAAGGATTTGACTCTAAGAGTTCAAGGCCTGCGCCCTGCTTTGAAAGAGTTTGACTCAGACGAGATCGTCACCGTCTTTGGTCACCCTTTCTTGCGACCACTCACAAAAGCAGAAGGCCGATTTCTAAACTACCTAATTGACCCCATCTCCATGAGCGAAGGCATGCCGCCCATGCGCTACGGACGCATGGATCTGTTGGTTGCTCCTGGTAACTCAGGCTCACCCGCTCTTGATGCCGAAGGCCGAGTTGCCGGTGTTGTGTTTGCCTTCGAACTCGATACGAAAAACGGGCTCATCGTTCCGCTGGTTGAGCTCATCGATTTTGTCAATCAAGTAGAAACTGTAATTAAACAAGGCTCAGTTAGCGAGGCCACACAATGAGCTTGGAAGCAATGCTTTGGATTTTAACAGGTGCAGGCGCATTCCTTATCGCGCGCGTTGTTTACGACTGGGTCTTCCCGCCTAAACGTTCTGCACCGGTGTTGAGAGTTATTAACAAAGAACTGATCGAACAAACTCGCAAAGAGTTAGAGAGGCTTCGATATGAATCAAGAGTACACCAGCAGCGTTTCGAAGAGGCGCTCAAAGAGTACAATCGTAAGCGTCGCCCTTCTCACCTTAAGCCTGTCACTCCACCCCGAAAGGACGATGGCAGCGGAGGCGACGACAGAGACGGAGCTTAAGAACTGCCAAGAGCAGGTCGATGAAGCTGAGCGCGTAATCGACCTCTGCACTGAAGCGCTAGAGAAACAACAGCTCTACATTGAGAGCTTAGAGACTAGAAGCAACAACCTTGAGCGCGCTTTAAACCAATCACTTGATGAGCTTGAAAAGCAAGACAAGTGGTACCGTGACCCGACAGTCGTTGCGCCCATCTCTTTCTCGCTTGGTCTTGTTGTCGGCATCTTCCTGCTTGAGCGAGGTCGATAACATGGAGCCGCTTTTAGTACTTGCAGTCATAGCAGCTGGCACAGGTGCGCCTGGATCTCAAGAGGTAACACGCGCTTACTTTAAACAGTCAGGCCTGCAGGCAACGCTGCAAGAGTTTGAACGCAAAGAAGTTCCACAAGAAGTGCGAGCAGCAGTCGGTAACGTTCTCCTCATTGCGCGTCCTTTGATTGAACAAAAGATCGTCGTGCGTTGGAGCTTTTGAAATGGACCACCCAGCGAAACCAAAAGTTATTAGACGACCTAAGTACAACGGCCCACAACAGCCTGACGTGCTGAACACAGTGCCGCTCCTACCATCCAACCAGAACGAGATGGCTGACGAGCTCTTTTACTTTGGCGACTACGGTCATGAAGAGCCGCTGAACCTGTTTGATTACGCAAATGAAACCGAAGCAGAACGTCGCAAGAAAGAAGGACTCTGCCCACGTTGCGGCACTAAGGGTTATTTTGATCGCTCTTTAACCATGATTTGCCCGACCCACGGACCTTACTAAGGAGGCAACCCGTGCAAGAGAAGTTGTTTAACCTAATTCTGATTTTAGTAGCACTGCTAATTGCAGCAGTCTTGGCTGCGCGTAAAGCAGAAGCACAAGAGCTCAGCAAGCAGGAGATTAAAAAACTTATTATCGCAGAGGCGATCAAACAACAAGTCGACCCAGTCATTGCGCTTGCTGTTGCTAAAGTTGAGAGCGACTTCAACCCCAACGCAGTCGGATCAGTTGGCGAGATTGGCGTTTACCAGCTGCGCCCAGAGTTTCATGACGTAAAGAAGGGTGACGTTAAACACAACGTAAAAGTTGGCGTCCGTTATTTAAAACGCATGGAAGCCGTGTGCCGCGAGAAGTACAAAGACGCGTGGTACGTTTGCTATAACACCGGCCCAAACAGAACAAAACCAGTTCGTGCGCCTTACGAGTTCCCCTACACCAAGAAAGTTAAAAGAGCTAAACGCGAGGTTTTGCCGTATGTCGTTGGTAATTAATGCCGAGACAGCAGTCGCCTCGATAGCGGGCGATATAGATGAAGCGCACTGGTTGACCTGGGCTGAGGTTTTAAAAGAATTTGCGCAGCTTGAGCAAGCCACCGTCACCGTCTTTTATACAAGCAGCGGCGGAGACGTTGAGCTCGCCTTAGGCATCTATGATCGCATCAAACTCTTTTCAAAGACCTGCGACAAACGAGTTGAGATTGTGGCCAACGGGACGATAGCGTCGGCCGCAACTCTTATCTTGCAAGCAGCCGATGTACGCATGGCGACTGAACACACACAGTGGTTGATCCACGCTGGCGAATCGACTGCTCAGAGCGCCCAAGAAAAAAGGCACAATGAGAGACTTGACGATACTTACAATCGCATCTTTGCAAACAGAACGGGTTTGAGTCTTCGTCGGATTAAAACACTTCATTCAGGCGAGTCGTACCTAACCACGCAAGAAGCGTTGAAACTAAACCTTATTGATGGAGTTTTAAAGTGAGCTGGGATAGTACGTTTTGGTTAACCATGGCAGTAGCAGTGTTACTGGCGACCGGCTTCCTGAGCGAGGACGAGCAGTGAGTAAGCGGCGGTGTTCGGTTGATGGGTGTGAGCGGGAGCACGTAGCAAAAGGCGTTTGTATGAAGCACTATTACGAGGCTAACCGGGAGCGCGTGCTTGAGCAGAAGAAGCAGTATTATGAAGCTAACAAGGAGCGCGTGCTTGAGCTTAGGAAACAACGTTACGAGACTAACCGAGAGCAAGGGCTTGCGTACCAAAAGCAGTATTATGAAGCTAACAGGGAGCGCGAGTTAGAACGTCGAAAGCAGCATTACCAAGAGAACAAGGACTATTACTGGCTCAAAGTTCAAAAACGCAGAGCAATCGAAGACCGCGCAACCCCTAAATGGTTAAGCGAAGAGCAAAAGGAACAGATGCAGTGGCTTAAGCGACAAGCGCTATTTTTAGAGCAAGAGGCGCCTGACATAGGTTGGCATGTCGACCACATCGTGCCACTGATTAGCGAGCACGTCTGCGGGCTGAACGTGCCGTGGAACCTTCAGGTTTTACCGGCGACACTTAACTTAAGTAAAAGCAACCGGTTGGATTGGAAGCTCGATTGCTGCGGTTTTTGATTTAACAATAACTGTAATTAATTTTAACGAGGCGCCAGTGAGCAAGCAAAAACTGAGGATCACCATAGGCATCGACCCAGGTAGCGGCAGCAGCTCGCCGACTGCTGTTGGCGCCATCATGCTTGAGCCCTTGCGCTTTGTTCACGTTGAAGATTTCTGGCCTAAGAGCAAGAGCCAAAATGCCAGACTTAGGGAGCTAAACGAATTTGCTACTGTACTACTGGGCAGCATAGACCCAGACGCCGAACTGACAGTTGTCGTTGAGTCGTTCTGTATTCGCGGCCGCGGCAATCAGATTCTCCAGCAAGTTATCGGTGCACTTAAAGCAGCAGTGCCCGCACACGCACAACTCATTGACGTACCAAACACCACAGTCAAGCGACTGATCGGCGGCAGCGGTAAAGCAGACAAGCAAGCTGTCGCAGCAGGCGTAGCCAAACGCTTAAACATCGACGTCTCAGAACTCAGCCCAGATCAGACCGACGCTTTAGCTATCGCCCTTGCAGCAATGGAGTTAGCCGATGAGTAAAAAGAAATTTAGCTCAAAGCCGTACGCTACTCTTTACCTCGCACGCCCTTCTGCAAAAGCCGTAGAGGTTTACGACGTCGACCTTTTAGATGTATCCCAACTCTTGGCTGAAGAGTATAACGCGTTCCACTCTGAACTCTTCCCGGAGCTACAGGATTCGCCCATGACGGCACAAGAGGTAGCCGACATGATTAGGCTGCACCTCTCACCGCTTACCGTCGCAGATCGATTCTTTCAAACACCATTCGGGCGCGCGTTCTTACTTGGTCAGGTATACGCAATTAGCGCCATGGAGACTTTAGACGAAGAGCAAGAGGCGCTGGCTGAGATGGAGGGGGGAGACGATGGTCTCTAAGTCTCGTCGCGCCCCACAGCCAAGAGAGAAAGGCGCCAAGTTCTTTCGCGCTTCAAAGCTTGCTCAGCGCATTTATAACAATTTCTTTCGACCAATTGTTGAAGAGCTACTCGCTCAACATGCAAGTTCACCAAAGAACCACACAGCACAGACAGCCCTTGAGACTTTGTTTGCAATTGAACAACGTAAAGTAGGCTTCGCCCGTACAACTAAGACGATCTTGTTAAAGAGTGGCTTTAAAATTCCTGCTGAGACGAACGTCGTCTACCGCCTCGACAGTAGAACGCCCGCCATCTGCGAGCTGGAGGAGCTCGAAACAGACAAGATTCACGTTATGGACGCAGTCGAGTTTAAACGTGTGCTTAGCTTCTTAACTGACTTAAGGGAGGAAGACGATGATATCAATTGATATTGAGACCGCTTGTAACGTCCCCACCTGCTCGCACCGTGGCCGCTCTCTTTGTAAGGAAGGGCATTCGCTTAGCCCTTTCACTGCTGACATTACAATGATTGCTGTCGCTGAAAGCTCAGGCCTTGTGGCCACATTTAAACGAGTCGAAGAGTTGCAAGAATTTTTAAATATGACACCTGGCACACTTACAGGCCATAACTTTAAATTTGACCTTTTCTTTTTGATGAAAAAAGGGCTCAAGGTTGGCCTCTCTCGCTGGCAACACGACTCCCAGATTGCGGCGTTTGTCTCAACTGAAAAGATACCCACCGACTGGTTAGAGCAGTACGAGGCTGAGCGCAAAAGCTTAGGCAGCCACCATCGTAAGGCAGGACAACACTCGCTCAAAACCCTTGCGCCCTACTTCTTAAACGTCGAGCCGTTTTGGGAGGTCGAGAACCACGCCTCCGCTGAATACGCACTGAAAGATGCGCGCTATACTTTAGAGCTAACCAAGTTATTTGAAGAGAAGCTCAGAGCCGCTGACCAGATCGCCTTCTATGAGCGCCTTATGAGCTGGACTAAAATGATTTTACGGGCAGAGCTTAGAGGCATTGAGGTCGACACTCAAGCTCTCAAAGAACTTGAAAAAGAATTACATGTAAAGAGCATAGAGCTAGAAGCGCAACTAGAAAAGCAGTGGAGCCAAGCCTCTGAGTACTTACGGGCGCAAGCTATTGCAGAGGTCGAAGAGAAGTTCAAAGACGTAAAGCACAGGCCTATTCGTCGATGGCATTATGAGAAGCAACTAGAGAGGGCCAAACAAACAAAAATTAATTTGAACTCTCCCAAACAATTGTTGTGGTTACTGCGTGACTTTCTAGGTTATGACGTGCAAACCTTTGCAGGAACAGACTCAACAGGTAAGGAAGTTCTGCAACGCTTGAGTGAGGAGGGTGCCGATGACGTTAAAACTTATTTACAGTTTCGGAAAGTTAGTAAACTCCAGACCGCGTTTCTGCCGACCATCGCAGAGCTTACCAACAATCAAAACCAAGGCGGACATGGACGCCTACATCCGATCTATAACGTCACAGGGGCAAGAACTGGTCGGCTTAGTTGCGAGCGCCCCAACGTTCAACAAGTACCCCAAGAACTCAAACAATATTTCAGAGCAAGAGAAGGCTTTAGCCTCATCGGCTATGACCTTGCCGCCATTGAACCAAGACTAATAGCACTTTACACAAACGATCCGACTCTCTACGAGCTCGTCAAACAAGGCATTTCGATCCACGACTATACGACTCAGCTCTACTTTGAGCACACCCAAGACGTTGCAGTTACAGAGATTAAACACGCTTACCCAAAAGAGAGAAAGGCCGCAAAAGAAGTAGGCCTCGCACTCTTTTACGGAGCTGGAGCTAGACAGATCCAAGCAGCTCTGCAAAAGCGCGGCTATCAAAAAACAGAAGCCGACTGTAAGCGTTTACTCTACAGGTTCCGCGACGCCTTTCAGACTGCCTTTAAGTTTAAGCGCGAGTTGACCGAGCACCTTGAGATGGGCGAACACGTCGTCAATCTCTTTGGCCGCCCGATCAAGATCCAAGATCCACAAGACGCCTACATGAAAGGCTTTAACACTTTGGTGCAGAGCTCGGCTTCTGACCTACTTATTGAGGGCGCGTTCAGAGCTAGTCAAGAGTTTAGGAAAAGACAGATCGACGGGACTCCCGTCTTGTTTGTTCACGATTTCCTAGGCGTCGAAGTAGACGATGAGCAAGCGCAGGAAGCTGATGAGATCATTCGGCGATCTTTAACAGACTTTAATCTTAGTTGCTCACTTGGACCTATCCCTCTTGAGGTCGAAGGTGGTACTACTAAGTTTTGGACCTAATAAACCATGAAGAAATCACGATAAGGTTTTACCAATGAACAGCACCACCGTACGACCCAAATCAGGCATGTCATCAAAAGAGCTCTTTGCTTTTTATAGCCAAGAGCTAGAACGCTTGCACGCAATCATCAAAGACCCATCCAGTGCGCCCGAGCTTACCAAGTGGGCGCAGGCTAGGATCGAGCAGATACAGGCCGCCTTCCTTGGCGCCGCTGCCTCAGACGAGTCGACTGACCCAGGGCTTACGTAAAAAAAGTTTGTCTCCTCCCTAGACTATGGCACAGAACTTGCGTTAGACTTTAAGCATAACGCAAGGAGCTGCCGCTTGACCAAAGACGAGTTTCTCTCATTTCACAAAGCATGCTGCGAGCGCATGCATGAGATTACTAAAGCTAAAAACGCCGACTACACTGGCGCAACTCTTGACCCGTTTGCCAACTTTAAACAAGTTGAGATGCTAGGCATTTGCCTCACAGAGCAAGGGTTTCTCACGCGCATGACTGACAAGCTCTCGCGCCTTGCCTCTTTTGTTAAGCAAGGAACTCTGCAAGTAAAAGACGAGTCGGTAAGCGACACGCTTTTAGACTTGGCCAACTACTGCATTTTAATGGCTGGCTACCTTAAAGCAAAACAGAATCAAGATGCAACATTAATCAAAAATAATCTTGGCGGTGAGTAACATGAGCACACAACCCCCCTCGCTCTCATTTCGACTCTCCTTTGATCTGAGTTTCTTGAGCATCGTGTGTTCACTCATGGGACGTCACCTGAATGTGAAAGCCGCCGGGAGCCCTTTACATGAGTAACAAACAAAAGCGCATTGTGATCGATGAGTTCTGGCTGACCTACATTTCAAAAAACGCCGACGTGAATACAATTATGCACGACCCGCAACTTGCACACCTTTCGTTCGCTCAAAGGATGACACTTGCCTACGTGCGCTCAGTAGAGCGCGTATTTGCTGAGTATGAGATTGAGCCAAACTTTGAGGTCGTAATCCAAAAGGGAGGTAAAAGTGAGCTCTAAAATCCTTGGCCCATCAATGGGCTACATTGATATTTTAGATGCAAGCCTTAAGCACCGCTCATTCAAAGAGTCACAGCAGCCCTCACGCTTTAACCCACTCAGACCATCTGCAGCTGGCTACTGCTCACGCAAGCTTGCTGAGGAGTATTACGATTACGTCAACGGTATTCGTCGAGTTGCTGAAGAGAGAACACCTGCTGTGTCTCGCCTACTTGAGTTAGGCTCTTCGATTGAGTGGCATGGGTTAAAGCTCTTTAAGCAGATGGACCTTGCGGCAATTCGCGAGGCGTTCCCTGAGCTCCACGACCTAAAGGCCTTTGACGTTCGATATACACAGCAGGTCGTCGAAATCTGTGAGCTTGGCGAAGGCGCTCGCGTTGAAGGGTCGATGGATCTTTGTTTTATCTCGGATAAGTTCAAAGCAATTCTGGATTTCAAAAGTAAAAAAGTTAAGTCGGTAGCCAAGTGGAAGGACGATTGGGAGATAACAAACTCTAAATATGAAAACATGGACTCGGTTGAGCGTGTAACCGAAACACTTTTTTACATCGACGATCTTGTCGCATTCCTCGAAGAGTCAGATGACCCGTTTTTAAACGACAACTTCTACCAGCTAAACGCCTACGCAATGACAGAGTTTGTTAAAGCTCGCGGCATCGATCATGCTTCACTTCTCTACTACTGCAAAAACGATTCGCGCATGCGTGAGATGCGTTTTCGTCCAAGTGAAGAGATCGCAGAGCTCGTTCGTTTGAAATTTCAATTTGTTTACGACGCAGTCGTTAAGCACAGCGACCCTACCCTTGTCCCACAGGATTATGAGAAGGGCTCTTTTCGCTGTCGCTACTGCCCTTGGAAGGATCACTGTTGGGGCAATGAGAAAAGGGAAACTGCCAAAAAGGCTAAGAGGTAAGCATGGGCCGACAAGCTTTAGGTAAAATTGAGCTAACAGTCGAGCAACTTAAATGGGCACAAGATGCCGTCTCTCGTAGAGGCAAGGTGTTAGATCGCCTTAAGTCAGAGCGCGAAAGACACATTGTAAAAGCTCTTCGCGACAAGCTTGAGGCTCTACCAAATCCCGACGAGTCGACGATTGTGCTTAAAGCCTCGCGTGCAGAGGCGCGCTTTTTACAGCGTATTGCACAGGCTCTCTCTGATGCCCTGGCGACTCGCTACCTACCTGAGTACTCATCGCGTGGTTTAAACGAGTACGTCATCTATACAGCTAAGAAGATCGAGACACTTAACGACCTAGTCAAAAAAGTGGAGCGTGTACTGTGAAGACCGTGAGCTTTATCCACACACAGTTCAATACAGAGGTCATTGTTTATACCGATCAGATTTTTTGCGCCATGATTGCACCGACAATGAAATCGGTCGTCTTGGTTGCTCCTGGTGGCGCCTCTGTGCCAGTCCTAGGAACGCTCGAAGAGGTAACAAAGAAAATTGAAACTGCCAAAAACCAAACTACCGAGGAGGTAAAACATGGCATTTAAATCAGTAATGGGCTCGCAGTTTGCGGCCAAGGTTAAAGCTTCAGAGATGGAAAAGGGCGACGAACTTGTCGGCTATCTCGTGCGCACAGAGGTTCGCACTGGTGGTCAGTATGGCGATTCTTACTCTCTCATCTTGCGCACCGATGCTGGAGACACACTTGTCTATGCATCTGGTGAACTCAAGAATGCGATTAAGTATGGGCGCCTGCAAGGTGGTCTCATGACTCGCATTGAAGCCAAAGGCGAAGAGAAGCGTAAGAGCAAATCGGGCTCTTCTTACACTATTACCACGTTTGCAATTGAGCAGGACGAGAGTCAGTCGATCAACGTTCCTTCAGGCTCAATCCTTTCTGGTCAGGTTGAAGAGGAGAGCGACATCGACGCTTTCATCCCTAAGGGCGGCGCCGATGCGCAAGGTTCAGCTCAGAAGGCTAAGCGAACTGGTGGCATTGCAGAGCAGATTTCAAAGCTGTCAAAAGGTGTAGCTAATGGCTAAGCCAGAGGGTCAATCAAAACCACACTTGCGACTGACCGTCTATGAGGTCGCTGTGTTGCTACACGCTCTTATTCGAGCAGCAGCACACGATCACATTGGTTACAACGACGCGCACATGACCGTTGCCGATCTCAAAAAGCGTCTTGATGACATGATGGTTTTGGTTGACCCGGCTATTATCGAGCGCCTTTTCTACGCAGCTAATATGCTTGATGAACGTAACCTGTTTGCCTCAATTTTAAATGAGCGCGAGCCGTTTAAAGTCTTTTGCAATCGTATTATGCGCAGAACTGGCGCTCACAAATATTGGTACTTTGATAAGGAGTACCACCTTTTCAGAAAGAAGGAGTTTTAAAATGGAACGTTTTGGCGGACGAAAATTCGTTCTTACATTGTTGGTTATTCTGCTTGCCACAGCAGTCGAGCTCTTTACCGAGCGTGGCATGACAGAGTGGTTTGCAGGCCTCCTGATTGGTCTTGTCGGCGTTTACGGTGCTGCTAACGTCTCAGTCAGTCGCAAGGCGATTGAAGCTGAGATTCAGGGCCAGGAGCAAGATGGCGCACAGGCCGTGCCAACCCCGCCTTCAGTCGACCCTGTAGCCATTGAAGAACTTAAAGCACAGGTTGCGTCTCAAGCTGAAACAATGCAGGCCATTGCAGAAAATACTAGGCTCACGAATCAATTACTTACAGCGGCGGCACAGGGCAAATTTCGAGGTTAATTGAATAACTATTGCACGCAAAATTAATTGCCGTTATTATTTAACTCTCAAACAAAGGTGGCAAATATGCGTGCAATACGACCTCAAAAGGCTTCAAAGAAGCCCGTTAAAAAAGAGCTATCAGCAAGCGAGTTGGTCGACATGTACATTGAGACAAAGAAAGGCAGCTGGGCGGACAATACGCTTTACGCTGTTTCTGTTCAGCTAAAGTCCATTCCTAGCGAGATTCTTTTGGGTAACGATGGGAACGCTCTTTTTCAGTACTTGACCAAAGAGCGAAAGCTTAAGCCTTACTCAACCAAGATCAATTTTACAAGAGCTGCAGGCTTTATCAAGTGGGCAGTTGAAGAGGGTCGCCCAGAGGTTAACGGGTTCTTCAATAACTTTCAGACCTTCATAAAACACAATCGCAAACTCTTCTCACGCGTCTACGTTCCAAAGCGAGTCGGACACTCTGTTGCGGAGTGTATGAAACGGATTGCTCGCATGACCGATGAGGAAGCCAGAAAAAAGGCAATGCAGTTGCTGACAACTGGCATGCGTTGGGAGGAGTCGTTCACTCTTAAAGACGGGATTGTTGTCGGTAAGGGCGGCGCCCGCAGGCAGGTGCATACAGCAACACCAGAAGATGAGAATGTGCGTTACTCAAAAACGTATCACACGTTTAGAAAAGAGCTTTTAAAGGTAGGCTTAAAGCCGCACGATCTGCGCAAGGCGTTTGCCACTTATATTGTCTCCTCGCAGAACATGAATCTTGGTGAGCTCATGGCCTATATGGGATGGCAGTCAACACAAGCTGCGGGCTCCTACATTCAGTCGGTACGAGAAGAACAAGTTACAAAATCAATCAGAGAAGGCATGCAAGACCTTTTCAAAAAGGTAGGAGGTAAGAAGTAATATGGAGTCGAAGTATCTAGAGCGCTTTAAAAAAGTTGTAAAGGCTAACCAGCTAAACGGCCTTGCAAGCGATCGCGTAATCGTTGAAGTGCTCCCAAAAGAGGAGCTCAAGACAAGCGGCGGGATTATCCTTGCAACCAAGGCAAACGATCACAGGTCGATGACTGAAGAGAATAGGCCGACCCTTGCTGTGGTTCTAGCTGCAGGCGAAGACGTAAAGCTTGAGCCTGGTAACGTCGTGCTTGTTTCAGCCTTGGGTCTAAAATGCTACTCAAATTTTCCAGGGCTTCAGGAGTACGTGGCCAACTCGATTGCCATGACCATGGAGCACGAAGTGCACGTAGCGTGGCGCGACCTGGAGGCCTATGCAAGCTATAGAGAGCTTATTAATTCTTAAGCGTTTACAAAATTAATGTTACTTAATTTTACTATGCGGCACGTTTGCGGGGGAGTTTGTTACTTAAACCAAAGAAACAGGGGGAGAAAAACGTGCCAAGATCGCTGCTGCTATTTGAAAAGGTTGAGCTTGAAGTCAGAGAAGATGGAACGCTCTGGCTTGGTCAAACTGAGGTCACCAAAGAGTTTACTGAGAGTGAGCGCCTAAACTTCTTAGCGCAGCTAGAAGAGGAAGAGGAGATTGACAGGCTCTTCGACTCTATTCGTGACGTTAATCTGCTTGCGCCAAATACGCCACTAGACGATCGCCTCTTTGAGGTTGTCAGAGATGCTTATCAAGCTGAGGAGGTGTAATTATGGCGCTTCCTAAACCGCTCTCAGCTTCTAACCGTTTTTCTTCTGTGCCCGAGGGTGACCTTCAGGCTTTGAGAAATAATTGGATTGAGCTCTTTAACCGCGTCGGCAACCCACCAGGCGGATCGGCTGAGCTCTGGCTACACGCTGTTCTCGACTACTTAGTCCAAAAGAAAGTTTACCTCGTTGAGGACACAGTCATCAGACAAGAGCAACGACTGATTGAGCTTGGTTTAGCTCAAGAGCTTTTTGCGCAGCTTAACGAGATCGTGCCTGAGCAGAAAGGCGCAACCGACGAGGCTGCCCGCTTCTATGAGCTTCTGCACGCAACAAACGAGGATCGTTTAGCGGCACTTAAAAAAGTCCTACACGGGAGAGGCGAATGAGTAAAGACAACATGTCTAAACAGCTCCTCTGTGAGCCTGACCTTTTGCCGATTGCAACGTTCAACGAGCCTTGGCCTAAGAGTGTTAAACGCATTCGTAGAGCCGACCTTCGTTACTTCTGTGACTGCATTGAGGCACACAGGGCTTCAGGTAAACAGTTCTCTGAGAAGTACCTAGAGAACGCAAAACGCGGTGGGCTTGTCTTGGCGCTAACTGAGACAAAGGCCAACCGTGACGGTGCTTGCGTTTACTGCGCTCACACCGCGGTCCATACGACCTTAGAACTCATGACAAAAAATTTTAAGAACCACGGCGGTTAAATAGCCCACCGAAACTCTTGACCCGTCGTGGAGGCCTTGTTACTTCTTGTGGCGGATATGCGTATCAAGTTGAGACGCCTTTTCAGTATTAGTGGCGGGTGTGGTTGTTTAATAATAATATTAGTTAATGTTGAATTGGAGGACGCATGAAGGTTGTAACTTATTTAATTGGAGTAGGCGTTTCTTTGTGGTTGCTGACTTTAATTCCACACGAATTTTTAATCGCGCTTTGCTTCTTTCTTGGCCATTCAGTGTATGGTTTGAATCAGCAACTTAACCTTTACAAAAAACAAGAGCAGCGAGATTTGGCCACGATCCAAGAGTTAGTGCGTGAGAAACGCAGAGAAAACTCTTACGGCAACGATTTAATTTAACACCTTATGAATCGCGGCGGCGACACCGGCAACAAGTGAGAGGATACCCAAGAAGCGAAGAGCACCGTCCATGCGAGCGACGTGCTCTTGAACAGGCTTAAGCTCTTTTCGCAGTAACTCAATGTTATCTTCTGCCGCCTGTGTTCGACGGATGTGCTCAGTAAGCTGCACTTCTTGTGCCGCAAGCGTTTTGTCGATCGAGTGTATAGACTCAACAACCTTTTCGATCTTTTCGATTAACCAGTCTCTGTCAATGCTACTCACCTTGACCGCCTAACAACTGCGCTGAAGTGTCTCGTTCAGTCCGCGTTGCTTCAATGATCGACTGAGTTAAAGGTAAAACCACTTCAGGACGACTAAACGCTTCTGCAGCTCTTTGAGGGCCGTACTTTTTTAGTGTGGTTGCCACTGTATCTTTGGCTTGCCATGCGTAGTAGTTGAGGCGCGGGCTAAACAGCGTTGCTGCTACTGCAGTTTCAGCGTTTAGACCCACAGTTCCGTTAGCGATACCCCCAGCAACCAAGCCGGGTCCAACGACCTGACCTGTCAGCTTTTTATTTACCATTGGTGACCATAGAGCGGCGGCCTCATTGAGTCGAATCTCTTTGAGAGCACCCTTGATTTTGTCTGCTGCCGGTAGCTTAAACTCATCGGCAAGGTTTACAAGCTCTGTCAACATTTGCCTTTCACTGCCGCGTCCGAAGTCTCCGGTCAATCGCTTAACCATCGTGTTGGCGCTAGTGTCAGTCAGCTCAGAAAGACGATCAAAGGTGTTTAGCGCCTGAGAGTAGCGCGCATTTAGCGACGTGTAGAGTTTGCCGCCAATGTCAGAGTTTGGCGTCATCTTGCTAAAAATATCGGTGTAACGTTTCTTTAGTGTGTCATTTAATTTTGCAGAAAAAGCGGCAGCAGAGTTAACACCTTTTCTTTGGGCAACTGTTGTCAGATCTCTAGTCAACTTGTTGGTCAATTGTTGAAATCGTAAAAGCTGGTCGGCGCCTTCTTTACCAGACAAAGCCGGTTGTTTTGCAAGGCCGTCAATCCTCTCGATCGCTTTTGCTACAGAGTTATAAACTGAATCATCAAGAGAAAGGCCCATAAGCTCAGAATTCAAGCCGGCATTGAGGCCTTTTTCAAACTCCTTTAGCGACTTAACAGAGAAGGTCGCAGCGTCATCCACACCATTTTTAGCCAAATACTCAAGAGCCTCACTCTGTGAAAGCTCTTTACCTGCTACTTTTATAGTGCCAAGACCGCTTGCAATAGACTGTTCGTAAACGTCACGCACGACATCTTTTAAGGGCGCCTGAAACGTTTCTGGTGCAGACCTTACAAGCTGATCAGCTTGCTTTTTATAGACCTGACCAATTACGTCGTCTGACAGAGCGGAGATCTGTTTAATCTGCTCAATTGAACTGTTTCGCGCAGTCTCTAACATCATGTCGTCGCCTTGCGCTGCAAGCGCTGACATACGTGCAGACAGGTCTTTAGGCATTGTGCGCATGACATCAATAGCGTCATCGCTTCCAACTGCCCACTTGCCCCATACATCGCCAACAACTTTGTTTGCGTTTGCAAGTTTTGAGAGTCCTGGTATTTGTTTAGCCATCCACTGAGCGGTTGGCTTAACACCTAACGCAATTCCTGTGCCTGCGAATGCAAGCATCGTCTCCATTGCAAGCTCTTTAAACTGAGTCTCTGGGTCAGCATCGTAGGTTCCAACGAGACGCCCAAGTGAAGTTCGGTAAGCTCCTGCACCCAGAGCAGCACCGCCTGCAGCTGCAGCTTGCGCCGCAAGAGATGCGCCACCGGTAGCAACACCAGCTGCAATCGATGCGCCGATTGCTGTCGCTTCGGGAACGATGTCCGCTGCATCTTTGGCTAATTCGGATGCAACCTCGTCGCCTTTTAATGCAACGCTTGAGGCCTCATCAACAGCTTTGTTTAGTCTTCCGCCTGAAAGGGCGTTAGCCGTCATGCCAACTGGATTGCCCTTTACTGCAAAATTAAACGCGCCAACTGCTGCTGCCTTAGCTATGCCTTTTGATAGTTCCCAGGGATCTTTTGCCTCTAGCCCTTTAGCGTCCAGAACGTGCCACAGGCCATCTTTTTTGATGCGCAAGTCTCCGTCTTCAGTTTCAACAACGTCTTCATAACGTTGTTTTAAAAAATCAATCCGACCTTTTTTGTTTCCAAATGCTAACTGCAAGCGGTCATTAATCGACAGAGGGGACTTGTTGATTGCTCTCTCTGGTGAGATGCCGTTTGCGTACTCTGGGCGCTCCTCACCCGTGTTTGGATCAATAGAGCCGACAAGTTGAAATTGGTCCCAGCTAAAAGGTTTCTCTTCAGCAGGAGCTTGCGGCTGATCTGCTGGCTGAAACTGTTCCCAATTAAACTGTTCTTTAGACACTCTAAACCTCTAGTCTAAGAGTTTACCGCCGTTGGCCAGTGCTTGTTTTAGTTGCGCCTCGTTTACCAACCAAGTTCTGCCCATAGGATCCTGAACGCGCTTTAACATTGGTTGACCGGCACCTGGAACGGTGACTGGAGCAACTTGATCCGCTCGCGGCGTCTGTTGCCCGGGTTGAGGCTTTGTTCTTGTTGCTACCTTTGCTTTAAAAGCAAAATCAGAGTCCTCTTTAAACTTTTGTAGCCGCATGCTGATTGGGTCTTTACCAACGTAACTTGCAGCTTTAAATGCAAGAGGGTCGTCTGGAATAATCGCATTAATAATGTCCTCGTCCGATTTTGAGAGAACACCAAGTTTTTGAAGGTTTTTATAAGACAACAATAAATCTTTTGAAAGTTGTTTGCCTCGTTCTACAGCTGCTCTGTTTGCAACCTCCGCGCCGTATGTTTTTCGAAGCTCAATCATTTGTTCAATCTTGTTGTCAAAATCTGCTTTGAGCTCAACTGCTTCTTTTAATTGTTTTGCATCGTCTTTTGTGCGAGCAACACCAACTGGTGTGATTAACTCTTGGTCCTCTTCAGCGGCTTTTGCCATCTTTGACCGAGCATCTATTTCTGCAATCTGCAACCTTAAAGCGGCGTCGCGATCAAACATTTCTCTTTGAAACGATCTTTGATCGGCAGCCATCTGAAACTGATTTGCACCCTCTTGGCGCTGCAACTGCGTACCAACAGCCCGCATCTCTTGATCACCCGTTAACGCCGCCTGAGTTAAGAAGTCGCCCGAGTTTCTAAGCTCAGGTGGTCGGATTGCAGCAGCCGACTGTGCTACCTGGGCGGGATCAGCACCTAAACCGGAAAGCTGTAAAGCAAGGTTGTTTGAAATGCCCTGAAGCGCCTGTCTGCGCTCCATCTCCTTCATTTGTGATGCTTGAATCTGCTGAACTTGTTGTTGAGCATCCATGATGCCTTTGTTTACCGCAGCGGCTTTCACACCTTGGGTAAACATTTGTAGGCCTTTTAAAAGATCATCCATGGCTTACCTCACTAACCGATATTACCAACAAAGCGGTTTGACTGACCGGCCATCATTGTTGGCGCTGCAGCTCCGCTGCTACCAAACCCGCTAAACAAAGAGCTCAAACCCGGTGCTGCCTGCATACCTGCGCCAAGACCTGCAAGGCCTCCAGAGATGGCACCGGCTAAACCGCCGCCTTCTTGAACAGTTCTAGAGGCTGTGCCCATACGGAAGTTCTGTTCACTCTGACGAATTCCTTGACCCATTCTTAGCAACGCTTCGCGGTTTGCCATCGCTTGTGAGGCTAAACCACCACGCACTTGCGCAAGCTGTTGAGCAAACCCAAGACGCTGCATGGGCATGTTCTGCGCTTGCTCTGCGATGAACGCGTTCTGCTGAGCTCCGAATTGAGACATGAGACGATTACGCTGTTGCTGAAGCTGATTACGTAGAACCGGGTCGTTTGGATCTCTACCCATACGTGCAGCGACGCGTGCGATCTGCTCGTCGTCGTCCATAAACTGTTGCTGGAGTTGTAGCTGCTGCGGCTGGAAGAGCTGCGCACCCAGGCGTTGGGCCGATATAAAGTCGTTATCCTGCGGCATGTAGCCGCCTTGTGAGTAGTTTGACAAGAGCTGTGCTAGGTTTCTCTGTGCCTCAAGACCACTTGTGACATCCTGAGAACCAGGTCCTAGATTTGTCAAATTAGATAATTGTGACAGCTGATCCTGTGCTGTCTTACCCGCCTCACGCTCTAAAGCTGATTCAGGTGCAAGCTGAACAGAGCTTCGCGAGCGTTTACCAAAACTGCCCGCCACTGCCCCTAGTACTGCGCCACCCGCTGCTGCCTGCCACATAACCCCTCCTTAAGAGACCGTGCCGACGTAATAGATTTCGATTCGGCCATTGCCGCCACCGCCGCCACCTGCGGCGTTGCTGCTCGTTGCAGAACCACCGCCGCCACCTCCAGAACCAATACTTCCAGAAGAACCTGCACCTGCTCCGTTTTGAGCACCATTACCGCCGGCGCCACCCGCCGCTAACAGCGAAGCGCCGCCTCCGCCGCCACCGCCGCCCTGCAAGGCTCCCGCCGTACCGGCTGCACCGCCGCTAGCTGAGGCCAAACTCTGCCCTGCAGATCCATTATTGGTTCGAGTTCCGCCATTGCCACCTGCTGCCGTACCTAAAAAGGTGTTGGATCCGCCCGCACCAAAAGCTCCAGATCCGTTTTGACCGCCCTGACCGCCTGCGCCGCCGCTGACTGAGATGCCGCCAAATGTAGATGCGCTTCCAGCTGACCCGCTTGCGCCTGAGCTCGCTCCTCCGGAGCCGCCTGCTCCGACTGAATAAGAAACGGAGCCGCCTGGAGTGACTGAAAGTCGCCCGGCAAAGTAGCCACCAGCTGCACCACCACCGGCACCGCCTGCATCCGCTCCAACAATTCCGTGACCGCCGCCACCGCCGCCTGCCTGAACAACAACCCAAACGTTGTCGACGTTTGCCGGTACGGTCCAAGTGCCAGAGCCTGAGTTGTAAACATCAACTTTCAGCTTGTATTTTGCAGAGTCAGCAAGCTTGGCAAACGTGACGTTAGCGTCTGCGATCTTTGCAGTTGTGACGTTACTGTCTGCGATCTTAGCTGTAGTAACGTTAGCGTCTGCAATCTTAGCGGTTGTGACATTGGAATCGGCTATCTTAGCTGTTGTTACGTTTGCGTCTGTAATCTTGGCCGTTGTAACTGCGTTGGTCGCAAGCTTTGCAGTCGACACCGACCCATCGATAAGTTTAGAGGAAGCGGTAATCCCTGCGTCCTGAATGTTGTCGTCGTTAAGCTTCGTTGTATTTAAAAGCGTTTCTATGTCATCGATAACCGCATCGAGATCAGATTCAAAGAGCGCGTCACCGTCGTTATACAGGCGTCTTACGTTTAAACTTGGCATGGGCTGGGCCTCTCCTCAGGGGCGATTTTAACAAAAACCCTAGGTGGTCTCGTTGGCGACGTCCGCGGGCTCATACTCAATGGCATAGCCGTAAATTTCGACTTGGCCTTCTTGGCTAGATTGGAAGATTTCAAGGCTAAGACCCCTTCCATAGCCGTAAATCTCTTTAGTAAATGGCTGTAAAACCGAGTCTGCGCCCAAAAGCGAGGTGCCTAAAATAAAGGTCGATCCTAAAAGGTCTGAGGCAGCAGTTTGGGTAAAACTCAAGGCTTGGACTGGCAAATTGTCGACTTTTACGTAGGCAGTAAAAGAAAAATCGCCTCGTGGCTTAAAGAATAGGGTTAGCTTTTTAAACCCTTTTACGGTCTGTGGGTTGCCGTCGACGTAGATAGCGCCTGATTTAACCCTAAAGCTAATTGGCGAGTTCTCGTAATCAGTAAAGGTGCCGCGATCAGAGAGCGCAATCCGACCGTTTTGCAGCCCCATCATAAGTCTGATTTTATTCGTGCTAGGGTCTAAAAAAGTCGAGATCGCCTGAGCGTTAACGTTAGGCCACTTATACCACTCTCGGTTCTTGATGTTTAAAAGTAGCAAATCTGTTTGAGAGGTTGCGTCCTCCTCAGCGACACTAAATGCAACTGAGTTAACACTGGGCAGATAAGCGGCTTGCGTAAACCTAAGCCTTGTTTGCTCAAGCTCGTTAAAGTCGACCTGTATCTTGTCCGACAGGATTTCTGAAGTAAACTCACCTTGCGCATCGGTTGCAACGATTGAATGAATGCCTCTTTGAGAAACGTAAAGCACATCGTCAAGGTCGACTGCCGCAACTGCCTTGTGCGACAAGGCGCCGTGGCCCTTGGTAATGGTGAGGACTGGGTCAGTGGTTAGATCATCGCCTGCAATCTGATGAACTGAAGAGCGCTTAGCTCCGATCACTCGGTTTCTAAAGCTTGGGAATATGGCTGAAATACCTTCAGCGTCGCCGTCACCATCTGAGATACGAACAGCACCGCTGTCACCACGACCTTGCCAAAGCGTGTGGTCAAACGGTGGTGAGTAGTAAAGCCGATCTCTATCGGTCTTTGAGTTTAAAAGTAAACGGTTTTGATGTTCGCCAATAATAGAGCCGTCAGGAGCGCCGTACAGGTCCTCCCAGGTATCGGTGCCATCGTCTGCGTAGTAAATCTTTGGCGTATTTCCGACCCCTGAAAGGGTGAAGATTAACCGATTGTTGTACGTGCGCATATCAGCTTGAGTAATCGTGCCCGTGATTGCCGTAGCTGGTCCCGTGCCCGCTGTTGTTCGCGCAAATGTAAATGTTGTGGCTGTTGCCGTTGGCGAATCTGCAACTGTTGTACAATCGCCCACTGCTGCGTTAGTGATGGTCACTGTGTTTGTCGACACTGTGGATGAAAAGTCAGCTAGAGCGTCAATGGCTGTGTTAGTAGCAGAAGCCACTTGGTCAGCGGTGTCGGCGTTGTTAATTGTTACCTTTACGGCCGTTGCGCCCGTAACAACTGGAGCCGTGCCGACCCCGCCTTTTTCGTACCAAACCAAATAGCGAGTTACGTCTTTTGCAGAGTACAGGTTAAAGTAATCACCACCTGTAAGACTCGAGGCCGCGACTGTTTGAACTGTCTGAACCTGAGCAACTTCAGCGCGCTTAGTAATCTCTTTTCGTCTACCGTTGGCGTCGTAGCGGAAGAGCTTGCCTTGTGAGGTCAGAGCCATTCGATAACGTGCTTTTACGTTATTGGTGCGATCGTAGTACCAATAGTCATGAACACCAACCACACTTGAGTTGCGTGTTACCACCATACCCGTGTCGGCCGTTGACGACTCTGTCAGCGACGATGCACCCGAGAACGTGTACGTAATTGTCGTTGTTGAAACGCTTAAAACTTCGCCGTTGGTGCAGTTGTAATTTGCGTTCCCACTGCCAGTTACGTTTATGCGCTCACCGACTACGATGATACGATCTTCAGGAGATGCGATAGAGACAGAGCTTGCAAAGACTAAAGTGCGTGTCGTTCCGCTTGAGCTTCTTGTAGCACTTGCAGGGATAGCCGTGTCTAAGTACTCAAAGCCTTCACGCTTAAGTCTTGAGCCATTTGAAGAGAAGACGACGTTGTCAGCTTGAACCAGATCGTTTGGCCCAATCATCGATGGATCAGCGGACGAGTTTAGTCCTCCGTTCCAGGGCACTTGCGTAAAAATCTCGGTCCTGCGCGGCATGGAGATTACTCCTGCTCTAAAGGAATTTCGTTGTTTTGCGGATCAAGCTCGACAATCTGTGAGGTGTACGTCTTATCCCAGTACTCACGAGTCATTTCCTCAGCAAGCCAGTTAAGAAGGTCGTTAATGCTCTCCGCGTGAGACGTCCAATAGAGTGAACCATCTGCTCTAAATATTTTTAGTCGATAGCGTTTCATTAGTAGTACTCCTCGACTATGATGATGCCTGCGGCACCCGTTCCGCCTGCGTGTCCGTTAGTACCAGCGGAACCTGCTGAACCGCCTGAGCCGACTGCGTATGCGTAAGTAGCTGAAGGGCTAATGATTAAAGCCTCAAGGTAACCACCGCTTGCGCCGCCGCTTCCAATGTAGGCGGTTGCGTTTGCTGTTGAACCTCCGCCTGCACCGCCAGAACCTGTGTTGTCTCGTCCACTCGATCCAGCAAGGTTTGCGGTCCCTACACCGTTACCGCCAAAGAACGTGGCTCCGCCTTGGCCCCCAGGCAAAATGACTGCAGTTCCGCCATAAGCAGCACCGCCATGACCTCGCACACCCTGAACAGCAAGAACTGTGACAGCAGGAGAAGCGACCGTAGCCGTTCCGCCTTCTGGAACCGTTGAAGAAGCCCATCGACCGGCGTCGCCGCCGTTAGCTGTAAGCAGTGATGAGCCAAACGTCGTGTTACCGCCGTTGCCCCCGTTACCGCCTGACGCAGTACCAGAGCCACCGCCTCCACCACCACCGCCAGCCATTTTTACGCGCAAATATAGTGGAGCTTGCGAAGAAGTAAACGTGATGGATGAGTCGCCCGTACCTGACGCTCGCGTGAGCGTACCTGACGAAAGAGGAGCTGCGTTACCGCTTAAATAAATGACGTTTACCGACGTGCCTGAGCGAGTGACGGTATAGGTAACGGTGTTGTGCGTATACGTGTCGCCTGCAACAACGGTAGCGCCTGAGACCACGAAACGATAACCAAGATTGTAAGTGCCAGATCCAGAGGTAAACCGACGAACGACTGCCGTTGTTTGAACAGAGCTTGCAGGTGTGGCCCACTTCATACCTGTTGACTCGGCAGAGTCAGCGGTCAAAACCTGGCCGTTTGTTCCGATGGCAAGTCTAGTAACTGTGTTTGAAGCGGTAGCAGCGTAGAGGTCGCCTTTAGCTGTTAAAACTGAGCGATCTTGCCGACCGTTGATCTGTGTTTGAATAGCACTTGTTACGCCTGAAACGTAGCCAAGCTCTGTCGAAGTAACTGACGAGTGTGTCGGTACTCCGTTGGCATCTGAGATAAGTGCGCGGCTTGCAGTGATCGCTGCAGCGTCAGACATGACGCCTGTTCCGTCGTTTACGACGACACGGTTTGCGGTTCCGTTTGCAAGCTTGCTCCGTGCGATTGCTGCTGAAGCGTTGACATCGGCGTTAACAATTGCGCCAGTTCCTGCGCTGATCTTTCCGTTTAACTGTGTCTGAATTGCTGAGCTTACGCCTGAAAGGTGACCAAGCTCAGTAGTTGTAACCGTAGAATCAGAAAGAACGCCTGAGCCGTTGTTAACAACAACTCTGTCAGCAGTACCACTTGCAAGCTTGCTACGAGCAATGTCAGCATTTGTTGCTACGTCTGCATTGACGACTGCGCCTGTAGCAATCTGCACGTTGCCTGTGTTGTCGATTGTAACATCACCTGAGACTGCGCGGGCCTGCGGCACGTTTGCAGCATCACCAACAAAGATTTGGGCACTTGGTAAAACGTTGGCAGAAACAAGAGCGTCAACTTGTGTTCCAAGAACTGAAATGTCACGTCCGTCAATCGTGATACCTGAATCAACTGTGACGTTTGCAGTAATCCTTGCGCCTTCAATCGTGATGTTCTTAGCGTAAGTGGGCGACGTGTAGGAGGCACCCGATCCGCCCGAGGCTTCGTATCGCTGTGTTTTAATTTTAGGACCACGAAGACGTGCAAGGTAAGTCGAGTTAGGTACAAGCTGCGGTTTATCGACCGCCTCTTCTACTTTTCCCGCCATGCGGCCAAGCTTTTCTTCAAACTTAATTCTGTTCTGCTGAGACGCCTCAGGGTTTCTGTGGCGCATCCATGCAAGCTCACGCGCACCGTAGACAAGGACTATCCTGTCTTCAACTGGCATTAGTGGCTCATCTGCATCGTCTTCTAGTGGTGGTGCCTCGCGAATGTACTCTACATGAATTGTCGTGTTTGCGTTGTTGATCGAAGGGTAGACACGCATCTGACGATAACGGTCTGCCTCAAGCTCATCGGTCAAAGGCGTTGGATCGTAGTAATCAGTCGTGTTGTAGTAAACCGGACGACCCGTGTGCTTAGGGAACTCGGCAATGCGCTTTCTTAGCTCCTGCATACCTTGCGGCTCCATAGGAGTTCGCATGTGGTCATGCCATACTTCGATCGTCTCTCTGCAGTCAGTTGGTAGGTTTAAAACATCCGACCAAATCTTATAGGCTGCCGCTGTTTGCAGCGTGCCTTGATAAGAGGAGGCAAGTGTTAATGTTGCCGAGCCTGCAGTGTGGCTTGCAATTGTGTAGATCTCAGAAAATTGGTCTACTGAAAAAAGTCTGCCTGCAAAAGAACCTAAAGAAGCAGACGGTGCAACTGAGAGCGTGATCGTAGTTGAATCGGGAGTCGCCGCAACTGTGCCTGCACCATAAAACGCTTCATGCTTTAGAGCTGTTTTACCAAGGATCCAATACCAACGCTTAAAGGGCAGGACTCTGTCTTGGTAGATCTCGTTTACATCGTGCTTAATCTTTTCGAGCTCAGCCGTATCGTTTGACTGGATTTTCAGTTCTCTTACGACTGCTTCGACGATGTCTGCTAAATCTTTAACCTGATAGCCGCTTGACACGTGCTCACTCCTCTAACGACCCAGGGCTGATTCTACTTCAGCACCCTGCGTGTCGATTTAGCCGAGATAAATCAAAACGACTGCTGAGTTTGTTACCTCAACCCGCATGCCTTCAGCTGCGTTGATTTTTACTTCGTTAAAAACGTTAGACGTGCCAGACTCTTGCCAAAGTGTGTTGCCGCTAGTGTCTTTGTCTTTAATGACCGCGGTACCGCTTGCAGCACCAATGTACTTAATGCCGCAGATGTTTTTTAAATCTGCAAAGTCGGCAGTCGTGTCGACTCGTAAAACGTTTGCCGCTCTTGTGTTAGCCATGTGAAGGCCCTCCTATTAAAACTTGATTAGGAGGTAATTCCAGTCGGCAGAAGCTACGTTGATTGCGCCGCCAGTGGAGTTGAGCAAACGAAACTTAATCTCATCTGCTGCAGATACTCGGACATCACAAACAAGCATGCCTGCGTTAATGCCTGCCGCCGGGGGCTGAAGGATAACGATGTCTCCTACAGCTGCGCCAGTAAGCGTGAGAGTTTCTTCAGCTGCGGTGTTTGCTGCCAAGTTAGCCGGATCTACAGTAATTGCGCCCTTCACCACGCGAACGATATCGGTTCCAGCTGCTCCGATTCGAACTCCGTTTTGACTTGTGATTGGACCTGAGAATGTTGAACGTGCCATTTTTATTTACCTTTTCTTTCTTGTCTTCGTCTTAAGGCTAAGTCGAACCCAAGGCGGCAAAGCCAAGGGTCCGTCGAAACAAGGTTAATTGATTAGGCTCCGCGAGAACCGAAGATACCCTTTGGATGAGTAACTCCGACCTGTTCGCGATAGCGTGCTTTGATGAGGATTGAGTCGTTGTTGAAACCAGCGTCTCCGCCTGCGTACTTAGTCTCAATGCCTTTACGCTCTACGATGCGCAATCCAGTCTCAGAAGGATCAGCGATCAAGAACCAAGCGTCGAGGTCAGTCAGGTGAGGCGAGCTAACAACACGCAAACCTTCTTGTCTGAGCGAGTTCATGTTGTTGTCAGAAGTGTCGGCCTTCAAATCAGAGCCGATAATCTCCATGGCGTAACGACGAAGAGCCTCAGGAACCAAAAGAACCTTAGGCTCGATGTACTCGATGATGCCAGTGTCGCCAATGAACTGAGTTTTGAAATCAGTCAAAGCAGTGTCAAGCGATGAAACTGAGAGGTCAGCATCAGCAGCCAAACGGTTTCGGAAAGTGAGGCCTGAAGGCAGAGTGTGAGCAGTATTGAACACGCTCAATCCGTCAGCAGCCAACTCAGTAGTAAAACCGTTGTTCAAGATGTTCATTGCTGAAATCTCTTGGCTCTCAAGAGCTGATTTGGCCATTTTGCGAACAGCGTCAGCAATGACATCAAACTTTTGATCGTCTACTGCTTCTTCAGAAACGCTGAAGCCTAGACCGAATTTCTTCGGAACAAAGGTCTTGCTAACGCCTTGGCGAGGACGGCTGTAAGAGTAGTCTTCACCTTCCTGAACTTCAGCAAACAAAGGCATGTCATGGATTTCAGAGGCTTGCCAAATGTCAGTTGACGCTTTGACTTTCTTGAAGAGCATTTCACGCTTCATTGGGTGACGTGCAATCTCAGAGCGGAAGAGCTCCTCGAGCACAGGCAGCATCGAACTGCCATAAAGATCTGAATAGTTACCACGCAAAAAAACTGGTGCGCTCATGGGTTACACTCCTGCCGTTCCGGTTCCACCTTTGTATTGGTGGTTGTTAATAATGAAGACGCAGTCGACGTTGCTTCCCAGCACGCTGTCGACATCTGCAACTGCGCGCAGAACTTTAAGAGGCAATGTGGAAGAAGTGGCGCCGGTATCTCCGTCAATCTGAACGTTTGCACGTCGATACGTTGTGTTGTGGGTTCCAACAACGAAGTTGTAGTTGAGGTTCAAATCCGTTGCTGCATCGATGGTTGCATCGTCTGACTGCATGACAAACTCTTGGTTGGGATGATCCCAAACCATTACGGTTGCGCCGTCAGCGCTCGCGTAAGTTGCAGCGACTCCGCAAAGTGCATCACTTGCGGCAGCAGCGGAAATTTTGCCGGTAGCGGCAAGCTTTACAGGCTGACCAGCATAGATGATGCCGTCAGCTACGTAAGGCCGTAGGCGCAAAGCTGGACCAAACGGTCGAGCGCCCATAGGTTGGTTTCTGCTAGACATAGAAAAAGCCCTCCATGGCTTTATTGGTTTTTATCGAGGGCTTCGTCCTTGAGGCGCCTCGGAAAAGACACTTAATTTGTATCAGAGACGGAGGGCTCTTGTTTTTGTCGAGTTTTTGGTCGACTCTTATTCGCCGTCGTCTTCGTAGCCTTCGACGACTTTGGCTTTGTTGCCCAGGGTGCTTCGAAGCTGCTGTGCTGCCTGCTTACCGTAGCCCGCCTGCGCCTCTGTTTTTCGGCGAATGAGTGCGCGCTGCTGTTCAACTGCCTCTTTTGATTTAGCAGCTAGCACCATTTCCCCACGTACTAGGTAGCCTTCGGGACCTGTGCCACCAAAATCTGAAGAGACCGACTTAATGGAGTCCGATTTATAGGGCTTCCAGTTGGCTCGGTGAAATCCGCCGTTTCTCTGAAGGTCTTTTAGCGAAATCCAACGCCACTCTAGGCCTTTAGATCGCATTTCTTCCTTAAGATTTTGGGGAACGCTCAATTGAGAGTCGTGAATCTCGCCGACGAAGTCGGATGAGATGGGTTTACTAGGGTTTTTAGTGTTTTTTGACATGGTTTTTGGTCCTTATTTTTAAGTTTTTACTTACTCGTACTTGTTAAATGCGCGCTTCGTTCGGTTCTCAAGGCGTTTACGAACCTCTGGATCATCTACGTTTAAGCCGACAAGTTGTGCAAACGCCAAAGAACGCTCATCAAGCTTGCCTTGTGAGCTCTGACGAATGTTTTTTGACGGGCTTGAGCCCATTGTGTAACCCTCATCTGCTCCTTGCTCTGTTTTACGAGCCTTTTTTGGTACGAGACCGACCTCGTTTGCAGCTTCAAACAGCACTAGGCGTGCGCCCTCTGGCGTTCCTTTAAGGTGTGCGGGCAATGCCTGAAACTTTTTTAGCGCAATCTGTGCCGCCTCTGAGTTCTCTTGGGCAAATTCAGGATACATGGCTTGAATTCGAGCCACTTCGTTCTGCGTTGCCATTGAAAGCTGTGTTGATCGCTGCACTTCTGCTAAGGCTTCGCGCTTGATCTGCTCTTTAAACTGCTTTGGATTAAGAACCGGATCTGGCTCTTCTTGCGGCTCTTGTTTGGCCGACTGTGCAGCGATAATCTGCTCAACCATTCGCTGGAGCTGTTCATTTTGAGCTTTTAGCTGGTCTTGAACTGAGTCGAATTTTCTTCCGAACTCTGATTTTAGGTTCTTTATTGGATCTGGCTGCTGAGCCTCTGAACCCTCGACACCCTCGGGCGCACCTGCGCCTTGGTTATTACTCTCTTCCATGTTCCCTCCGTGGTACGACACGACCGATCGCAGGCCTTTTTTGACGTTATTTAAGTCATCATAGGCCTCGTTTATGATGACTTTTAAGTCTTCTTAGCGTCTAAACTCCGCTTTATCTCTGAGAGAAGGGCCTCAAAGAGTGAGTCCGCCCCCTCATATCGAGCCTTTTCGATTACAAGCTGTTCTGGCCCTGAACTTAAGTGGTAAGTCAGGACGCGATTGGCTTGACGGCTTAGAATGAACCTTCCGATCTTCTCGATAAGTTCAAGCTTTTCAGATTGTGCCAGCTCCATTAAGAGGTCGCGTTCGTCCTCTGTAAGTTTTAATGGTTTAAGTGCCGACATAAACTACACCTGTTCAGGTGGTGCTTGCTGTGGCGCCTGCGCCTGGGCTGCTCCTGCGCCTGCTGGTGTAGGCGTGCCCATTGAAGCGTTCATCTGAACTTGATTCTGATTTGCCATCTGTGCCTGCTGCTGCTGGACGGCCTCAAGCATTGCTTGTACTTCACGTGCTTTGAGCTCAACTTTTATGACTTGATCTTGGTTAAACTGGCCGAGCAATTCGTCGTTGTCTTTTATATAAGTCCAGAACTGTAAGAAGCCCTGGAGGTCTTGCTCTGGTCCCATTGGAATGTCGACGCCTGCAAGAATTGCGTTAACTGCTTCTTCAGGTGTGTAGATGCGCATTGGGCCTTGCGGTTTGCGTATAAACTTACTGAAATCGCGAACGCCTTCGGCAACTAGTTTTGCTTTGAGCGCGTTGTAAATCTCTGAAGGTGTAACGACGCCGAGTTGAATAAGCAGCGGGTTGAGAATTGTCATGAAAACAGAGTTAGCTTGTTCAATCGTGACCGCTTTGTTTGAGTTGGCTGAGGAGCCTTCGAGCTCAAAGTCGTATTGGCCTGCGATCTCGTCGCGTGATTTGATCTGACGGAAGTAAAGTTGACCGTCGTCTCCAAAAAGACGGAACTCCATGCCTTCAGGCATGCGGCTTTGAAGCATTTCAAGAACAAAGTTTAAGAATGGTCCCCATGCAACGTTGATTCGGCGAAGGTAGATGTTCAGATTGGCGTTGGACTCACCCAACAGCGCGCGTGCGCCTGTGGCAGTACGAGTTGCACCTTGTGAGCCTGACATGACTCCAAGGTTCAAGTCAGAGATTGAGGTCAAGCGCTCGATTTGTGTAAAGAGGAACTGCTCCTCACCTGCTGCAAAAGCCCACTTGCTACCAAGTTGCGGGAAGTAAACATCGGCCTGCGGATTATCTAGAGGAATGAGCGTTCCTGGCTCAAGTGGCAAGCGCTCTTCAGACATGCTCGACGTGGGCCGGTAATAGCCAAACGGCATGGACGACAGGAGGCCAAAATCGATCTTCATGTTGTGAATGGCGTCAATCTCTTGAGCAAGTGAATACATGAGCTCAGGAAGACCTACGCCGTTGTTGTCGCCACGACGTCTGTGAAAAAAAGACCTAAACATTGGGCGTTTGCCTGATTTGGAGATGCGGTGCAGGTAGGTGGCGCGCAGGATCTCGCCTGAATCTTTATGAACCCACATAACGACATCTGCTGGAATACCGGAGCCATCTAGATCGACTTTGCAGTAGCGCTCTAGAATGTGCCAACGGGGCAGGTCGTACTCGTTATCTAGCGAACCGATGCCTGCAGTCTCAGTGCGCAAAAGCTTAACGCCATTTGCCTGTTCGCTACCCTTGTAATCCTTGCCGCCCCTAACGATCTTCTCAACGCTCTCTTTTCTAAAGATCTTTTGATCAGCAAGAGTCCAAAGTTCGCCTTCTGAAAGCCAGAGTTGCTGGATGACTTCGTCTGCTAACTGGGGATCGCCGTCCCCACCAAGAACAACAATGTCTTCAGGAGCTACAGCATCAGCAACCGGACCGTCAAATACGGTAAGAGTAACGTCTTGCTCCTCTTCGACCGTCTCGTATTGTGGTAGTTGCTCTGATTCGCCTGTGTCAGGGTTAACAACAGTAAAGACGTCCCGCAAAACCTGCTTTTCGACTACGTCAGTAAAGCGCGTGAAACGCTTATCCCAGCGGGCTTTTAATACGCCTGAACCAGACGTGATAATGTCGTAAAGCCACACGTCAGCGGTCGGCTCAATGCCTTGGCGATAGTTAATCCAAGACTTGAGCGTGTATCGCATGGTGTCCGTAACGATCTGCTCTCTGTCTTTGTTTGCCGACTGTCGTGCTCTGATTGAAAAGGGTGTATCAAGGTCAAAGAGAGCCGCCATAAAGCGCGCGTGCAGGGTTTTGACTGCGGTGTAAACAACGGGCAGGTGGAGGTTTGAACTCCAGTCGGCTGCCTTTGGGTTTATAGGCTCCAAGAACTCATCGACGTAACGCTGAAAGGTCTCTTGCCTCTTAAGCCAATCCGCTCTTGCAGCGTTGGCCATATTCCAAACTTCGAGCGTGCGCTGACCTTGACCCTTTTCTTCAAGCTTATCTACGAGCTTTGTTAATACCTTCTCGCGTAAAGGGGCTTCGACTTGCTTCAGAGCATTTTTACGATCTTGTTTCATCCGTGAAACACCTATGAAAGAGGTTATTTAACCGCTTTTTGCGGTAATAGCTGGGGCTGAGTTTAGCTCAGAGACGTGTATGTCCCTGTGGCCGTTTGGGTCGGCTATGAGGGCGGTGTCGATCTTGTTGTTTTTGGATGCGTTTAAGGCCTCAGGGATTACCCTCAGATTCCAAGGTACGTGAAGGCCACATATTTGCTCACTTTTTAGCGGTGAAGTGTGGTCTACTACGTGTTTAACTCCAGTTTCTTTGGTCCACTTAGCGGCAAGCTCATATTTTTGTCGGATCTCAGCTTTTTGAGTTGCCGAAAGCCACTTCGGTGTAGCCGCTATTTTTGCGGCTCTTCGGTGAGCGTTGCGCTCAAAAAAGACCGCTTTGTTTTCGGTATAAACTTGTCTTCGGTTCTTTCTTATCTTTTCCGAATTGTTTTTTCTGTAGGATTTATTTCGCGCTAAAACGGCGTCTTTGTTCAACTCATACTCTGCGCGCTTCTTGGCTTTTAGCTCTTCTGCTTTCTTCGAATAGTAAATTTTTTTACTCTCTAAAAGCTTTTCCCTATTCCGTAAATATTCTGCTCTCTTTAAAAGTTTTACGTGCTCTCTGTTGTTCTTTCGATATTGAGAGGCTTTTTGCTTTAGCTCAGCTTTCTTAAGCAAATACCTCTGCGCCATATAATGCTTTTGACAATACGTTTTAGTGTAATGGGCGGCCTCACACCCCTCAACCGAGCAGGCACGCTTCTTGCGCAAGCTGAGCACTGTTTTGTCTGCTGAACCCTCGTGTTCCATACT